TTGACTTGCCATTCTGACCATTACGTGCTCTGTTTTTAGACTGAGACTCACTACTTAGCTTACCGCTTTTGCCGTGACTCATATCTTTACCATCGCCATTGCCATAAGTACCAGCCTTCTTATTGGCAGCATTTAGTGCAGCTCTGTACTTCTTTCTAGCGGGAGACGCACTATACTTCTTATCGTATGCCAACTTCTTCTTACGTCTTTCTTCAGACATATTAAGCTTGTCATATGATGGGTGACTACCTGCGTTTTTGTTCCTCTTACTTTCCATAGCTACAAAGTTAATATTAAAAAACTACATTCATCAATAGGGACTCTATACATTTCATCATTACCTTTTCTATTATATTTATTTAAGTTTAAAGTTTCTTTATACTCGTCTTTAAAGATATCAGATGAATGTGAGTATACAACAGCGTCTGTTTCATAACACAATATCATATAATAAAATGGCTGAATATTATGTAACCTAATTTTCCTCCCTAAAAAACTGACTGTATTAAATTTGTAATCTTCTCTATTAGTAAATGGATAATTTCTCTTTACCTCAAATTCAAAATAAAATATTGATTCGTTTTTTTCAGTTATAAGGTCGTGGTTATAATTTTCTTCATATTGTATTATTTTATGACCCTTTTTTATTAAGAAGCTTGATATCTTTTTCTTTGCATACTCATCATTATCATCATAAGATTTTTTACTAAATTTTCTTGCTTTATATTCCATTTATTTCATAATTCTAATATGTCTCTTTTAAAATGGTTTAATGTATAATCTTTCTTATTGGATACAGCCTTGTATATCTTATCCTCTATTCCTCCCTCTGCGAATATCCAGTAGACATCGCTATCTAATCTATCCTTTGTAGTCATTCTATCTCTACTCTGCCAATAACTTGTAGCACTGAAGTCTATGTTGTAATACACAAGTGCCTCAGCCTTACGTAGTGATATTCCCTCACGCCCAGATACTATCTGCAAAGCTATAGATTTATCTGTATTATCAAATTCTTCAAGCTCAGTACACAATTGGTCTCCATAAACTTCCTTCAACGCATTTAATTCTTCCTTAAACTTATAGAATATCCCAACCTTAGAGTCTCCAAAGTTATCGTATATAAACTCAGCCTTACTCAAGTCAATTATCTTAGAGTTACCTGACTCAAACTTAACCGTGCCAGAGTATATCTGATGTAGCTTCATCATCAGCTTAACGCTAGTGTCTGCTAATATCACCTCATCCTTACCCTCAACAACCAGGTTCTTCTTTAGCTTGGCTGCTATGTTGTACGTAACGTCAGCCATCTTAACGTAAAGCCTGTGCTCCACAGTGTTCACCTTGAACCCTGCTTCTTTTTGCGAGTAGCTAATCGTAAAAGGCTTCATTGCATCAATAATAGTTTGTTGTCCATCAGAGTAGTTCTTTATGTTCATGCCATTAATCTTCTTCTCTACCACATTCACATAGTCATCACTGAACCTGTAAAAGTTTTTGTAGGAAAAGAATGGATTGTTGTACAGACCATACACCTGATGGTACATCTGACTAAACGATTCTGGCGTTGGAGTACCTGATAAAAATATAACACAAGGGTTACGCTTATATATCAAGTCCCTAACCTGCTTCGCTCTCTTACTTGGCTTAGGAAACGCACCCATACTATGAGCCTCGTCACATACAATCAAATCCCATTTTATATCTGGTATCTTGTGTATGCTCTCGTAATTTATCACCAACAGATTATAAGACGCTTTAAGGGCTTTAAAATCTTTTTCTATAGATGATATAGCCTTCTTCTTAGTTAGGAACAACACGGAGCTGCAATTGAGCTTATTTGCGATTCCAAGACTCGTTAGTGTCTTGCCAGTTCTAACCTCCATAGCGAGATACACAAATCTATTGTGATTAATAATCTCACACGCTCTATCAATTATATCCAATTGATAGTCCCGGAACTTGAATCGGGCAGGCTCTGTACTATATGGTTTTATTTCTTTTATCTCTTTATTCATTTTTATGTTATCTAATTTCCAAGCAGACCTCTCAGAGTGTATTATCTTATTCCTATTCATAAGCCTACCCTTAAGCGTATCTACTTCTGATAGATTCCCATATACTTCATCTGATATTGTCTTCCTACCCTTGGTAGCTGTTACTTGTATGAGACCGTTCATTTTGTTTTCTTCCATTCTAAGTAATAAAAAACTAGCCAAGATATGTCTTTTAAATCAGTCTGGTCTATACAGTATCTGACCCCAAAACCAAGGTCTTTCTCATACATCTTTTGCTGCAAATCTTTATTGCTTATGTATCCAACTATGTTTACTGTTTGTTTTTGAATATTACATATCGTTAGTACATCTATCAATGCTTTCATCTCATCTTTTGAATTGAAAACTAATCTACCGTTATCGTATTTAGTAGACTTGACTTGTATAGACCAATCACCTAACCATAAATCTACCTCACCACCATCACCCTGTAGATTTACTTCAGTATCCATTGGTATACTTAAGTACTTTGATACTGCATACTCACCCATAACGCCTAATATATCTGCTTCTGATTGAGTATTATTCCAATCTATTAGCTTTCTATCAGGCATCACTATGTCTTTTAAAAAATGTCTTCCTCTTGCAAGCATATCTACAAACTTAAACTCTCTATCAGTAAGTGTTATTTTCATTTGTTCGTATCTATTGTCATAAACTTACCGTACACATCTCTGTCTGTCTTATGGTCTTTACCTGTGACATACTTAGCGAATCTCTGCATCCATTTGTAAAATAAATTACGGCTAACCTTATTATTATTGTTAGTGCCAGGATGATTCTCAATGTAGTCATGGTACAACGCATTTAAGTTTATCCTATGGTCATATATTATTAATGAATTTTCTTCACCAGATATAACACCACACCAATCAACGAAATCAATACTTGTATCCTGCATCAACCCTCTTATGTCAGAGCTAAAGAACTTACTTGTTATAAGACCTGTACGCATATAGCTACTCAAGCACTCAACCATGTAGCTATCAAACTGACACCACTCATCAATATCCCAATCATCAAACAGATGCTTCTTGAACTCATCGTATGGCGTGTAGCTCTTGCTATAGTGATTATGGAACTCAATCTCCCACTTACGTCTAGCGAATGAATTACCTGAACCATTGATGGCGTAGTTACTTGTTATTGCAATCTTAGGTGACTTACTGTATGGTATCTTAATTGCATCCTTATTCTTCTTCTCAAGCGTTAATCCCTCAGTGATTACACTAAACAACCTCTCGAAGTCAAAGTTCTTTTTAACGTCATCAAAACACAGTATCTGTGTATCTACAGACACGGTCTGATACGGGAATGACTTCTCGAATGCGAATGCCTTACCATCTATGACTATTACTTTCTTCATTCTTGCCAATGCATTTATAAATATCCCTTTGCCAGTTCCTCCTTCCGGATTTTCTGATATTTTAGAGTCGTATAGAATCACAGCAGGAGTGTACGATAAGTTCTTATGACCATGCAGCATAAAACCTATAGTAGATTCTATTGAATCTATTCTATCTTGATGGTTATCTGATATCCTAGAGATGAATGTCTTGTAGTCACAATTTGTAACCCTACACATCTTAAAGTTCCTGTCTATCACATGGTCCTTCCAAACATACCCATCAAGGTCAAGGTAGTCTATGGTCTCTATGCCCTTGGTAGTAACCTTAACCGCACAATTCTGGTAGTACAAGTACGCATTATCCTTAGTGTCGTTTATGAAGTGTATGTCCACGGTCATTAGCAGAGTAAGAAACTCTTCTCTGAATAGACCAACCTTCTCAGCAAAGTGATTGTAGATTGATATATCCTCCAATTCCAGAAGATACTCCAACACAAAATCTTTTATCTCCTTGTCCGATGCATTATCTATCAAGTTATTGGTTACTCTGATGAACACATAGTTCTTACCTCCTTCTGGGCAGTATTTATGAAAGCCATTGTCCTCAAGGAACTTCTTGAATAGTATCGGCACAACCTTAATCACACCCTTGTCATTCTTTGTCCAGAACTGAGCGTGTGTATTCTCGCTTTCTATCTTTTTAATGACAGACTCTAATGTCCTGATGTCAATCGCAACATCTCCTCCATCAATCTCTTCAAGTATCTCTCGCTTTGTAGCACCACCACGCAACTTTAGCCTAACGTAGTTTAACTTTTCCTCGTCCTCATAGTACTTGGTATTAAACTTATCAGTATTCCTGTATGCCGACTCTATGGTCGAAGATATCTCAGATAAACTAAAAGTATCGCTTGCGTATTGGTTTAAAACATAAGATGCCATATTCTTAATTATACCATACTCATTGAATGCCATTGCTAATATGAACGTGTTTTGGTTTCGCTGACCATCTTGCATAGGGTATTTCTTTTCCCACCACTTCATAAGAATATCTATAATCTTATTATTATCTGTTATAGGGATACTTTTGTGTGAAGATGATGCCTTTACCTCAACGTACTCTCTATCTTTCTTTTTATCCCATAATTTTGAGTCTTTATTGATGTATATTAATTTATCATATGACTCATAGCATACTCGACTAACATTCTTGCAAGTCTTATCAAAGTATGGTGAACTATAATAATCCTCTAATGCATTGAAGTAGTCTATGTGGTTGTCTACTTCATCAGGTATCTTAATTAATACCTTTAATCCCTTACCAGATGGAGATACAAATACAGAGAACACATACTTATCCTTAGATAATTTATCCTTATCATCTTGCATAGTCTTAGTCTTCTCATAGTTATCGAAGTCAAGACAGATTAATCCACTATGCTTAAGGAGCGATGTATCATTTCTTTTATTGAATGTACCGCTAAAGCATATAGCGGGTAGCATTTTCTTAAGTTCATTACGCTTTGTTTTATCTTTTTCTGTGCGTATGCTCTTAACCAGTTCAGCACTCGAACCGTTTTTTACTCTATCGAGTATTAAAAGCACATCCTTATGGAAAGGTGCTTCAGTTTCTTTTATGTTTTTAAATATTGTGACGATGTTTGACATGATTTGACGATTTAATGTTAACAAGAATGAGTGATACCAACAGTCCTGACGGAATGTTGATTATTTCTTCCTATAGCGGGAATAAAAAAAATTAAAAAACACTAAAAGTAGTAGTAGTAATATATAGCATTTTTTCGACATTTCGACATTGCAAAAAAGAGGGAGAATACATCTATCTCCCTCATAATCTGCATACTAAGTGGTTTTTAGAACGGAAGGTCCTCCGCTGGCTTTTCAGAAACTTTTTCAATAACTTTTTCGACACTTGGTTTCCAAGTGTCTAATTCGACATAATATTTTCCTCCTTTACTGAGTTTTACATCGAGATTGACCCATCCCTTGGTTTCATTTTGAGCTAAAAAAGCCATAGCTTCATCAACTTTGATTGACATTGACCCTACTACAAATTCAGGTGCGTTCTCTTTTCGCTTGAAAATAAATCCGTCTGCGAATACTTTTTCTGTTTGTTCCATTGTTTAATTTAATTTAATTCTTCGTTAATATAATAATTATTTATGTCCTCCTCCTTACTTTCGGAGAAGAATTTCTTGTACACCTCGATAGCTTGGATTACCTTATCCTCACCTCTTTTGATGAACTCTTCAGTTGGTCTGTATATACCTAGCATACCTGTGGTCTTGTCAATCACATAGAACACCAATGGCTTACCAAATAGTTGTTGGTATATGTAACACTGACTATCGTAGTTATACTTGCGTGCTGAGTACTTAAAGTCCTTGATGTT